GCCTTAGATGATTATGAGACTGGTACTTTTACACCATTAGTAGAAGGTACTACTACATCTGGTTCAGCTACTTATACGACACAAGTAGCTAAATATACTAAAGTAGGTAATATTGTTCATTTTAATATATTTATCAGATGGCAATCTGGGACTGGTTCTGGAAATTTAGTAATAACAGGATTACCATTTACTTCAGTAGGTTCGTCTTATCATAGTGCAGTTACTATTGGTTGGATGAATATTTTTGATTATACAAATGGTAAAATTCCAAGAGCGTATATAGGTGCTAGTGCTTCTAGAGTTACCTTTGAAGAATCTACGGACAATGGAACTTCAACTACTATAAGTTATGATTCTCAAGCAGGATTAATTTTATCTGGAAGTTATGAAACAACATAAGGAGTAAAACAATGGCAATAACAAAAGAAGAAATCATTAGTAAGATTGAGGTAGTCGGTGATTATAAGCACGTGCAAATTGCTACTGATACAGTCATCAAAGAAGATGGCACAGAGTTATCAAGAAGCAGACACAGAAAAGTAGTTCACCCAGACCAAGATATTTCTAGTGAAGATGCAGAAGTACAGGCAGTATGTAATGCTGTTTGGACACAAGACGTTAAAGACGCGTGGGCATCATTTCAAGCCAGTCAAAATGAAGGAGTGTAAGAATGATTAATTTTGAATGGTCATTCCCTAATTTTGAAGTGGCAAACGATAACACAGTAAAGACAATCCACTGGCGATACACTGCTACTGATGGTGATTATTCAGCATCTATGTATGGTAGCTGTGCAGGTTCTGAGGGAATGGATTTTGATGCTATGACTAAAGACCACGCAATTATGTGTGTCACAGAAAACAATCAATCCGAAACTGAGATGCAAGAAAATCTATCAGCACAGATTGATAAACAAAAAAATCCAGAAACAACATCACAAACAAAGGAGTGGTAATGTCAGATATTACGATTGACGGAACAGAATATAAAAAAGAAGAAATGAACGAGGAGCAAATAGCATTTGTTAATAAACTTGCTCAAATTCAACAATCAAAAAATAACTTACAATCTCAATTAGCAGACTTGGATATTTTATCTGATGTCTATATCAATAAATTTAAAGAACTATCCAAAAAGGATAAATAAATGCAAAAACTTCGTATATTCTATAAGAGGGTATATGAGGCATCTATCCCTTGTGCTGTTCTAATGGTGCAAGGGAATATTCTAGGACTAACTCCCAAACATATATTAATCGCATTAAAGACAGGAATATTGACAGGATTTCTTGCTATGTTTTTATCTTTTATTCCCTTATTGAAAAAACATTACGATAATAAAATTATCTTATCATTTGTCATTTTTGCTTGTACAACGTCAGCAGATTTATTAACTCACCCTACTCATTTTGGGGGTGCAACAACGGAAGCACTTGCAACAGGATTAGGTGCAGTGTTAATATTCTTAGGGGTAAAATATGCAAGTAGAATTAAACCTTAAAACGCTAGGAATAATATCAAGTATTATTGTTGCCTTAATTGGTAATGTCTTTGTGGTAGGTCAATTCTATCAATCTCAGCAATTACATATGGAAAAGATGATGGTCTTAGAAAAAAAAGTAGAGGACATCTCTAATCTGTATGATGTAAAGTCATCTATTTTAAACTTGGAAAATAAGATTATTCAATTAGAATTTTTCTTAGGTATGAAAAATCCAGACAGTTGTGATAATCCAGCAAACGCAGGAAAGACGGATTGTAAATAAAGGGGGTTAATATGACCACTATAAAAGAAATTCAAGACGAACTTCATAAACAAAGACAACTCAATAAAGATTTAAAATCCGATAACAGAAAACTCCGAAAAGATATCAAAGATCGAGATCAAGAAATTTGTGATTTAAATAAACACAATATGCACCTGACAAAGAAATATTTGATTGCTACTGATGATGGTGAGAGAACAATGTTATTGACAAGTAAATTAAATGAACTTAGAAAAATATCTATAGATGCAAAATTAAACGAGGTACAAAATGCCCAGCCAAGCAGAGAAAATCAATAAGCTAGATAAAGAGGTATCTTTAATACAAAAAGATATCCAAGTGATTAAAGAAAATCATTTATCTCATATTGAAAAAGATGTGAGAAATATCAAATTAGTGGGTTATTCTGTTGCCGTTGCAGTCTTTAGTCAGCTCTTTATGGTGCTAAAAGACTATCTCTTTAATGTTTAAATCGATTTTTCTTGTGGGATATTTCTGTGTTAATTCTGTTTGTGTCTCAATCAATCAAAAATTTTCTAGCCTAGATTATTGTGAAAAAAAAGGAATGGAGCTTCATCTGTTAATGAAAGAATATGATATTAATAAATATCGTTTTGCTTGCGTTGATGCGACAGACTATAGAGAATTTTAATGGCTAAACGATCACAAGTTACTGAAGCAGTTTATGAACCGAAACCCAAAAGAACATCTATTGGTCGAGGTACTGTCAAAATGTCATCCATGAATAAAAATAGAAAACGAACTTTTAAGAAGTATAATAAACAAGGTTAATCAATGAATATTCGTTTTTACTCATTATGGATGAAAAACAGCAAAAAGGCGTAGCCTCTGAATTAATTGCTGAATATTACCTAACCAAAGCTGGGTATATTGTTTATTCTAAAAAATCTGTTCAAAGTCCTGTTGATCTAATTGCTATTAACCCTGAGGATGGAGAAATACTCTTAATTGACGTTAAAACAGCCAGTATAAGGCAAACTAACTTCCAAAAGGGTACAACCATTAGACGATCCCCCAATGAGGAACAGAAACGCCTTAAAGTCTGTTTTTTATATGTTTATGAGAATAAAATGTGCGAGTTGATCATTTATAAGGATAATACTAGAATAACGAAAATTTTGAATGAGGTTTTGACATGAACATTGAACGACTAAAGAAACAGATTACTCTTTCGGAAGGCAAACGCAGAAAAGCCTATCCTGATCCCATTGATCCCACGAACCCCAATAAAATGACCATAGGGATCGGACATTTAATTAAATTACCTGATGAGGAATATTTATTAAAAGCTGAATTAAAAGATTATGAAATAGACCAAATATTTATGAGTGATCTCAACCAAGCTATTGACGATGCAAGAAAATTTATTGACGAACATTCTATCCATGAAAGAGCCTTTGAGATAATTGTGGACATGGCTTTTAATCTTGGACTTCCTCGTTTGTCTCTTTTTAAACGACTTAAACAAGCCTTAATAAATAACGACTATGTGAGAGCTAGCGAAGAGATGCTTTCGAGTCTTTGGCATCGCCAACTTCCCAATCGTTCTTCGAGACTAGCCGAGGAAATGAGAAATGTTTAATCTATTTAACTCAGGAACAATTAAAGCTGTGGGTGATGTGGTTGATGATTTATTCACGACTGATGAAGAAAGACAACAAGCCAAAATTCAATTAGAAAAAATTCAAGCCAAGTTAAAAGAAAAACAAATGGATATTAATCTGGCTGATGCTAAGTCCACAGCGACAGGTATTAGTGGAATACTTCAACGAAGCTGGAGACCATTAATTGGAATGTCTTGTGCTTTAGCAATCTTTTGGGAATTTGTCTTAAAACAATTCTTAGTATTTTTTCTTGCAGTTTTTAAAATAGAGACTTATCCTTTGCCATCTCTGGATATGTCTGTATTAATGCCTTTAGTCATGGCACTATTAGGAATGGCTGGTATTCGGACATTCGAGAAAGTGAAAAAAGTTACTCAATAGAAGGGAGTAAGGTATGATTAAGAAAACAGCAAAATGGCTTATTAGCCTAATTGACAACTATGGAGATTATGCTTCATGGGATAATCTGAAAAAGATTATTGTCTTATTAGTCCTGATGTATCTCGTACATTGGGGATTTCATTTATTTTAGTAGGGAATGACCACGATTTTTTAAACAGTTCTGTTGTATCTGTTTATATTCGTATTCCATCTTAGGGGTTAAAAATAAAGTGCCTATTCTTAAATAATAATTATAGACATAGGCAAACCCCTCTCTTGTTTTATTCATGTGTTCTAAAGCTAATTCTCTACATAAAATAATATCATCAGTGACATTCTCAGCTTTAGAGTCTGGGAAAGTTCCAGACCTTCCAGCAGTATCCACCACTGGCTTATAAGTACAATTAGTTATGAGTAAAAATATTATTAGTAGTTTTTTCATTATTTTCTCCCTTTTAAAATTTTTTTAGTTCTAATTAAATAGGGGTCAATCTTTCCCCCATTAAAACAAACAATACATTTATAATTATTCAAAGTAGTTTGTATCATCATAGCTCTGGTATATTCTCTCTTGCAACGATTACAGACTTCTCTTTGAAAATCTTTGGTTGATAGTTTGGTGACTGACATGGAAGAAGCCAGCTCTTAGGCTGACTCCTTAACTATTTTAAAATTTTTAATCATGTTCTGTTTACCATATTCTTCAGACTCTTGATTATCTTTGACAATAAATTTAGCATTGTAAGTTTGACCTTTTTCTAACTTAGGATAAGAAGAAGTAAACCAAACATATTGATTACTCTGGTCATCAACAAACTTATAAATTTCTGAATAACCATATTGAGTTTCAAAACCATGTCTAAAAACTAAAGTTAATTCTTTGACATAATTACCTAATTCAACAAATTCAGATTTTACTTTAACCCAGAAATCTTTTGTCTTTGACTCTAAAATTTCTAAACTAAAACCTGTTTTGACACAGGCTAAATATTTAGATTTTTTAATTTCTCTCCATGATTTAAATTCTACTCTTTCATTAAAACTTTTCCAATAATGACCAAATTCAATTCCAGCAATAACTAGATTATTTTCTACTTTAATTTTTGCCATTCTCTTTTCTAGTCTTACCTCTGCATTTTTATTTAATCTGTCTAGCTCTTCTTTAGTGAAAACTCTTCTTGGAGTAGGATCGATTTTAGTACCATCACATTTAAAACAAACTCCAGCATGAACCCAGTAATAACCAGTCATACCAGTACCACCACATTTTCCACAATATCTATTAGCATGAAGTTTTCCATTATCATCAAATACTTTGTATTGAACCTTTTCACCATCTCTGAAAAAATATTCTTTCATGATAACCCCCAGAGGGAACAGGCTTACGCCTGCTCCTGTATTCTGATAAAGCTAGAAGCAAAACTACCATCAAGATAAATCTCTTTCTTAGGTAGCGCATCTGAAATTAAACTTTCAAATTCTTCAGCTTTTGAA